TTTTTTTTTGTTAAAAAATAAGGGGTTGCAAATATACTTTGCTTCCCCTTATAAAACAACTACATATAAAAATATTACTTAACCATTTTCCTTATTTTAGCTCCCAATACAGTATCATCTGGTTCTTCTCTAACCAAGGTGATTAATTTTTCTAAATAAAGGCTAAGATCCATAGCTTCCTCTTGAGCATGAAGCAGATAATCATCAGAATTGTTGTTTTCTAGTGTAGAATTATACTTACGTATTCCTACAGCACTTCTTGTTTGGTATTTTTCAACCACTTGGTCCACTATTTTATCCTTCATGAGTCTTTCTTTTTATAAGTTCATTTTCCACTGTAAGTAGAAAATTTAAGTGTTTTTCTACTTCTGCTTCTATAATATACCCAATTTTACCAATAATTTCTCCTAAATTAGTATAAAATCTAGAAGAATCAAACTTTATTTTAATTTGGCTATATTCGAACCCTGGAATTTTAATTAATTCCTTAAACATTGCATCTAAATAAGTTATTACAGCAGGGTAGGAAATACTTAATCCATAGTGTCCTTCCTCTAAATAATCTTTGTATTTTTCGTTAAATTCCTGTGTTGTCATTATCATCATCATTATTAATGTTTTGTAGTTTACTTAATTCATGTTTTAATACACTTACAGTGTATCCCTTATCATATTTAGTCTTAGGATCTAACATTTTAATCCTTTCGGCCAACTCTTCTCTTAGTCCATCTTCATAAAATTTAGATTCAATAGCTTCAGCAAGGTTATTCATCTGTTCTGTACCATATATAGATATTCTAAGATCAAACCAATCCCATTTTGTCTTATAATCATTGATAGATAATCCTTTAGTCAATTTACGTTTTAAATTGTGCAATGTTCTATTACGCACTCTAACAATAGAATTATCATCACCAAATAAATGTAAAAATCTTAATATCCACCTAGGACACCATTTAGGCCTTGCTTTGTAATCCATGAATATTACCAATGGTTCCATTGCTTCAAATATTCCACCTTTCTCTCTCCAAGGAACAGAGCCCAAATAATGATATTTTTCATAAAAGTTTTTTGGAAAAAATACAGCTCTAATATCATCTAATGTAATATTACGAGTGTGAATAAATTTGTATTTCTTGCCTTTAAAAAGGACAACATCTTTTATATTCATAAATTATTTAATTTAATTTGTCCATCTACAATAGTTAAATATTCTTGACTATCATCTAATGTATCTACAAAATAATAACGTCCTCCAGACGATTTTCCTTCAAAATCAATATGTTTCCTATGTGTATGCCCCACTATTTGGATATACTTGGATTTTAATTCACTCTCTTTATTAGCTTTTAATAAAGCTGTTGGTCTAATCCATATAGGAGTTTGTTTTACATGGTCTCCAAGACCGCTAAAATCATATGGAGAAAAGTCAAAAAGAAGAGGTTTATATTTAAATAACTCATTCAAAGTTAAATCAATATCATCTATATTATATCCATCTTCTCCAAACATTTCTCCCATAAAATGTTCACTCACTCCTGCATGTGTAAATAAAAAATGATCCATTGTATAAGCCATTTGTAAATGGTCTCTGTTTTCATTAACAACTTGACTAATATTTGGAGCTAATCCACCTTGGTACCCACTAGTTCCATTATAACCAATTTCTGGATAATAGTGATAATCATGGTTACCTATAAGTAAGATGACCTCTGATTGTTCGGACTTTTTATACTCTATAACTTCTTTAAAGTTATGAATTTGGTCTAAGCCTGGAATATCAAATGAATCAAAGTAGTCCCCCAGAAAGACTATTCTATCTGGGGATTCTATTTCTATCATCTGTTTCCACACACTTTTCCCATGTATATCTGGAATAATTAGTGTTTTCATATCTGATTAATATTTAACCATTTTTCTTCTAGAACAACTTTTTCCTTTACAATCAACTGTCCCTGTCTTTTTCTTACAGGAACAATGGCACTAAGTCTATCACTAGTGGTGACAGTGGCTCTATAATTCCCATTACAAATAAATGTTTCTCCATTTTCTTTTTTAGCTATAGCTCTTCCAAATAAATACATATAAACACTACCATCATTTTCAATTCTCACTTCTGTATTAGATTTTTTAAATCTATATCCATTATTAAAAGCTTGTCCAGCTTTTTCTGTTATTTTTCTCATAACATATCATTTAGCATTTTTAAAGCTTCTGAAACAGCTTCTTTTTCTGCTTCTTTTCTTGTTTTAAAATGTGTTGTATTATTAATATTATTAATACAATAAGAAAAGAATACATCTCCTAAAGAACTAATATTTATCTCTACAAACATTTTATGATTGTCTAGTACATCAAATGCTGCTCTAGGCTGAGCATCTAATATTTTTCCCACAGTCTCGTTGCTAATATTCTGTTGTCTAGCAAACTCTTTAAAATCTTCTGGAATAGATGCATCATCTATTTTTTCTAGCATTTGGTTTAAAAACCATTGTTTTAAAACAATAGCTGATTTATCATACTTTTCTAGTAGTTCTATCATGTTCATAATTTAAATTTAAAGCTTTAGCAATTCTTGTATGTTTTAATTCCTCTCCATTTTCTTTCCACCAATTCCTCTCAAATTCAAATTCACTTGGACCATCTTCTTCTTTAGTTGTTAACTGGAGTAGAGAGTTTCTTACACTCTCCATCTCACAGAATATTATGGTTTTTTCTACACCATATCTTCTAATTAATTCTTTTAGAATTTCTTTATTATACATATTGTTTAATTTTATCTAAATTAAGAACTTCTTTTTCTTCTACAAACCCATGCCAAATTTCATTTTCTTGGTCAAAAGTGACATCAAGTTTATCTTCCCAAAATTTCTTTAAATCCTCTGTTTTATTAAAAACTCTGTATTGAAGGGATATTTCGTCCTTTCTAAGTCCATTTTTTACAATTTTAATTATTTTTGGAAAAAGAGTTTGAAATTCTTTGGAAGTCTTAGAATATTTACCTTGTTTAACTAACTGATAATCTTTTGTATAATCAGGGTTTAATAAATACACCACTACAATATACCCATCCTCATAATCATAATCATCTAAAATATTTTTTGTTCTTTCATACTCCTCATCTAAAAAACTTTTAAATTTATAAAGATCTTTTGGATGAAATAGAAGATATACAGCATTTTCATACTGCACATCTTTTCTATCATCTTTTATATATCCATTGATAAATCCATTAGCATTTAAATTTTCTTTATCTATTCCCAACGTTGGAACAATAAATATACTGGTTATTGTCTTCTTTACCTCCATTAATCTAAATTTACTACCCCGTTATTAATATAATTCTCTCTGGATATATTCCATTTGTTATTTTCTATAGCCCATTTAAGATCTGCTATTAAAGACTTAACACCAGGATATTTACGTCCTTGGTGCTCAAAACCTTTAAAAGCTTTCTCTATATCATCTTTATTTAGTGTATAAATTAAAGGACTATAATAATTTGTACTATCACATACAATAAATTTAGGATATTCAACAGAATAATCTTCTAAGTTTAAAGACTCTTTCACTTGGAAACATGCTTTCCAATATAAATATGCTTGGATATAAGCTCTTCTATATAAATAATACTCTTTGTAAAAATCTTCAACAGCCCATACACATTTAAGATCATATACCTGGATAGTCTTTTGTTCATGATCTATATGCACTTTATCCATCATACTCTTAAATAAGTGCCCTTCAACAGAATAACCTTCTATTTGAAGTTGATTGTGTATTCCCCATTTAGCACTATTTACTAAATTTACAATAGAAGAAGTGAATTCATTTGTCTTAAGCTCCTCAACAATTTTCTCAGCATTAGATACATCTTGTGTTGTCACCACTGTAAGTCCCTTGCTTCTCACTTCTCTTATCTCCTTATAATAGATTTCTGCATCAGACCCTACAAATTTATTAAGAACAGCGTCAAATTTGATTTTAAATCCAGAATCTGTATAAGCATCTTTAGCTATTTCTTCAAATGGTCTTGTAACACTTCCATTTTCATCTGTAGCTGTTTTTGTGTGTTTATACAAAGCTTCTGTAAAATCTAACATAAGGCCTGTAGGAGAACTAACACAAGAACTCATATAAAATCTTTTGTCAAATTCTTGGGGCTCTAATAACAATGTTTCAACAAGTTTTCCCATAGAAGTGGCTTTGTTATCCTCTTCTTCCACTTGTTCATTTAATACATATTTTTTATAATATTTACGTCTATTTGTAGAAAACTCTTTAAGACTTGAAGAGCTATCCATTTTCACTGCTCTGTATTGAGCTTCTGTTTTTGTATTTCCTTGTATCATTTTAATGTTTGTTTAAATGCTTCAATAATTTGATCTCTCATTGCTCTAATTTCTCTAGGAACTTTAGCAAAAAACCAACGCACCTCTATTTCATAATCTTGCTCATTTCTGTCTTTATTCTGCGGATGCACTAGCCAAAACTTGTGTTCATCTTCCCCATAAAATACAGAACCCTCATACCATACTTCTGTAAAAGAAGGCTCTTTGTCAATTTCTATTATAATATTCATAAAAAAATCCTTTATCTATTGCTAATTTAATTAATTTTTCCAGTGATACAAAATCTGCTAAAGTGCATCCTTCTATTTTAAGAAGATCTTCAAACGCTTCTTCATTAGAAATAGCTTTATGTTTATTCCAAGGTATTAACACTTTTTCATATAATGTCTTAATTAAATAAGCCTCATTATCCCAAAAAGCTATATACACTTCATTTTTAATATGTCCTTCATTTTTTATAAAAGAAAGACTAGGCATATAATATGCATTTTTATCAAAATCAAACCCTGCACTTAATTCATAAGTTAAAGAGTCTGTTTGAAAGCTTATCGTGGAATTCATGTAAGTTGTCATTATAATTACTTCTTTTTTTCTTTTTGTGTTTTAATGTTATGACAGGTGGAGCACAAAATTTGTAAACCATCCACTTCACAAAAGAGTCTTTCTACAAATCCTGGAAGATCTTGAGCACAGTTTAATGAGCCTGCAGGGATTTTATGGTCCACTTGGATATTTTTATCCGCAAACCATTCCTTACACTCATTACACTGATATTCAAATTTTTGTCTTTTATTTGGACCTTTATAGGCTCTTTTTGATTTTTGTTTACATGTTGTTATTGGTTTCCACCATCTAGATTTATTTCTAAGAGCACTTCTTATAAAGCTCCAGAAAGCACTTTCAGTCATAGTACCATCACACCTTGGTTTTTCTAATAATTTTTTAACCGCTTTTTTCTTTGCCATATATAAAAAATATGTAGCCCAAATATACTAAATTTTGTACATTCAGGCTACAATTTTAAAAGGGGTTATTGAACTATAGAAATTCTTTTAGAAATTTCATCCTTCATACCGTCCAAAGAAAGAACAATATTGTCTATTTCTGCAGAAGAAATACTAGGAATATTAAAATTATACTTTTTTGTTTCTGCCACAAAACCCTCTTTTGCTTTATCAGCTAAGTTTTCTAACTCACGAATTGCATAATCTTCATCTAATTCCAATGTATCAAAATCCACGTCATGTAGGATTTTTGTTGCTTCTTCACGAGGAACAGTCATAATTGGGAGATATTCATAACATCTACCTTTATGCTGACCAATACCTACAACTTTCATAGGATTGATAAGAACAAGAACACTTGTATCTCCACATCCTACATAATGAATCTGATCACTGGTAAAATGTAGTCCAGCAGCAGCACAATCTTGTGTACTCCAGTTACACTCTTCCATAGGCATACTCACTGTTCTACCAATACGAATATCAAATGTTTTGGTCCAATCATCTGTAAATCTATTCTCATGTATATTAGGAAGATCTAGATATAAATCAGTTAAAATACCAATTCTTTCTCCATGAAATACAGATTCATTAGTTTCGTAAGTGTATTCTTCTGCCTCTCCTGTTCCTCCGCAATGTGAGCAGTCTTCATCATTATCATCAAAATCTGAATATTCTATACCACTACCGTCACAATAAGGACATTCTGTAGTTGTATATCTCACCTTTTTATAAAGCTGGTCTTTATGTACTAATTTATATTCTTCATTTTCTAAAAACACTGTATAATCATTTGGATTTTTCTTCCAAACAGCCTTCACTTTATTATAAGTGTTGCTTACAAAATGAACAAGTTGATTACTTCCGTGCAACGTCACTACATTCCTAAGAGCCACAAAAAACCCTTGTTTTGTAATTCTAAAGCTATTTTCTGTCAAAAATCTATAAAGTTCGTTAGCCACTTCCACTCTTGGATTTAAGCAACACCACATAAAGAAACGCTTTAAAGATTGATATTCTTCATTACTACTTAAATCTTTTTGAAGATCACCAAATCCTGTATAATACAGCTGAGTGTTTATTATTTCTGCAAATTTCTCCACTAATAATTGAGGAAGACTTCTGTGGATTCCTTTTAAATACACTGTATTCTCCACTATATCAAAATCATTAGTTTTATAAAGAAGAGAAAATCCTTTTTGAATAGCCCGCATTTTAGTAATTTCTGCTTCTTTTTGTCTCTTCTCAGTTAATGATTCTTCGCTACCCATAATAAGTAGTATTTCTTCTTCACTAGAAACAATTCTCACTTTATTAAAATCTTCTTGTGTAGCATTTGGTTTGCTTAAAATAGCACCATCATTTAACACCACTGTAAGTACACTATTCACTAACTTTACATTCAAATAGGGTTTTACAACAGATTGTGGTTCCTCGTCTTCTGTAAAAAGCTTTGTAAATAATAAATTTTTAATTTTTTGCTCTTCTAATTTTAACGCTTCTAATTGTTTTGTTTTTTCGCTTTTAAACCAGTCTAAACTAAATAGTCCCATGTTTTTTGTTTTTTAATTGTAAAAATAATTGTTAAAAATTTCAGTAAAATTTACATAATTATTATAAATTTCACTATTATTAATTTTCTCTAAAAAATCATTCCATTTTTCTTCAGGAATGTAGATATTCCATTTATGTGCTAGAGCCTGCCACATTATTTTAAAATCTTCCATCTCTAACTCAGGCATATTGCCTAACATATAATATATTACATGTTTAAAAAGCTCTAAATTTGTAATCATAAATATACATTAAAAGGGGGAAATTTATCCCCCTTTTATTATTTAATTTTCCACTAAATCTTCTACAATTGTCTCTGTAAGGTCTGTAGGTTCTTCATTTAACACTAATTTGTAGTTTTTCCAATCTATTTTTTGTTTGTAATATTTGAAAAGATCGCATAAAACTAAATGCATCCCCTCTTGATTAGAATACCCACTCATTTCAATAAATAGAGGCTTTAAGAAAGGAAGTTTTGCAAAAACAGCTTTTACTTCTTTGTAAATAACAAACACTTCTGTATCAAATAAATTATTTTGTATAGCCACTTCAAACATAGCTTTGTATATTTCATCTGACCCTCTTTGAAAATGTTTATCTTTGTAATCTTCTAGCATTCTCACTTTAGAATAAAGATCTATAGAAACATCCTCAAGTCTTTGTTTTTTACTGAAAATACTTCTATTCTCACTAATAAAACTATTAATTAAATAAGCTGTTACAATTCTTTTAAATGGTTTATTTTTCCCTTCCATAAACTTGTTTAATGGTATTAAATTATGTATGTTCACATTTTCCAAAAGCTTAAGTTCTCTATCAGAAAACACTACAAAAGACACTTTTTTTGGAAAAACAGAATATAATTTATCTATTTTCTCAGCATCTTGATTATTTCCATAAACAATCATTCCTTTTTGCTTATGCAAATTTTCTAATTTGTATGTTATTGGGACCAATTTAGAATTCTTACCATTAACAAATCTTTCTAGTTTTTCTGCCCTTTTACCAACAATTTCTCCTTCTAAGCGAGTTTTTCTTCCTAAAGAAGGAATTTTTATTTTTAAAGCATCTTTTTCTTTTTTACGATTGTCTAGCCAGTCTTGTGGAATTTCAAAAGCATCTAGATCTACCACATTTGCAGTGATGAGGGACATGATATATTGAAATTCTTTGATGCGTGCTCTCCATTCAGATTTTGGATGTTTTCTTAATGTTAAAAGATCTATATAATATTTGCTATAGTCATTAGCTCTATTCATTTTACCAAGCTGATAGCTTCCCACTTTCTTTATAAAGAAGAGTTCTGCTCCTTTAAATGTAGCTTTTAAATAGTCCTTTTTAACACCACTTATTCTGTCTGAAAAGAAGAAACATTTTTTATATAAGAAATCTGAATAGTTAAAATTCATATCCCAATACCTCTTACACTCTCTAAATACTCCTCTAGATAGTTGATATTTTTTCTCATATTCTGATGTTAAATGAGTTCTATTATGATATAAATCTCGTAAATCTAATAAATTTATATTCTTTAATTTAGGAGCTTTAAGAGAAATGTTTGAAAACATTTTTAGGTCTTTAATATCCAGACTGTTTCCTTCTTTGAATCCTTTTACATACCTATAATTAGAATCAAAATAATTAAAAACAGCTCTAATATCATCCCCATCCTCAATGTTTTGATTATATTTGCTAACAAAATAGTCTGCTACAAGTGTTATTTTATTTAAAATAGCTTCTTTAGCCTCTTTTGTCATTTTTATAGCCTCTCTATTAGGAATAGGAAATATTCCATCAGAAAGACCAAATCTCAATGCAACAGGGAACCAAATAGACTCTATTCCAAGTTTTGAAAAATCAACTGGGTAGTAGACATTGTCTAAGCAAATATGGAGTTTTTTATCTGTACAAAGTTCAGAAAATTGAAAATGTTCCCCTCTAAATATAGTGAAATCGTTAGAAATCCCGTCTACATTAAAATAAACATTTTCAAAATAAGCCAATTGTTCTTTAATTTTCGTTACAAAATCATGTCTGTCTCTATAATTAACAGGAACAATCACTTTTACACCATTACATTCTTCTGTAGGAGTTTCATAAAGAAGATCTATAGTGTTAATTTCTTCTCCTTCATACATCATATATTTTCTTTCCACTCCGTTCTTCCTACAAACAAAATAAAATGAAGAAGAATAAGCTAAAGGACTCTTAAAGCCCAATCCGAACATTCCCAATTCATTAGCTTGTGTTCTTTTAGTGGATTTACCATATTTACTAATAATGTTTTTAACATCATCATCATCTAGGCCTGCACCAAAATCTTCTACAGAGAATTCATAATTTCCTTGATTATTTTGTTTAAAGCTAACAACAATTGGTTTATCAATACCAGCTCTTCTATGTGAATCTAATGCATTACTGGCTGTTTCTCTAATTGTACTTCCTATACCATCTGAATATAAATTCTTACTTAACATCTGCATCAACATTTGTGCAGAATCTAAGTCTAGGCTCATCCCAATTGAATCTTGAGAATTTCCTTCTGATAGGATTGTTGCGTCTGTTTGTTTTTCTAGTATCATGTTTTATTGTGTGTTTTTCTTTATTAATATCATTTGTCTGTATTCTAAATCTATATACTGGGTATAGTTATGATTTTCTGGGCCAAATCCCCAGGTTCTCTCTGTTCGAGTGATTGTTTGACCAAGATGTGTTCTCCAAGTTATATCTTTTTCTTCTCTACGTGTAGAGCATTTTACAGCTTTATACAAAGGAACTCCTCTACTCCAGTGGGTTTTTCCACTTAAAGTAGGTTTTCTAAGTATTTTTAAATACTTAAAATAAGACTGGCAAGAGATGATTATTTCATCTCCCACTTCTAAGTCTTTCACTTCTATTATTTGTAATTCCATAATTTTTGATTTTTAAAATGGACACATTTCCCACCAATCGAGGTTGTTTCCATTTGTATTTTTAACTATTTCTGTCACTTTTTTAAAAACTCCTTCTGAATCCCAATCTGTTTTTTTATAGGATGCTGAAGCTGGATGAGATAGTGGAAATAACATCTCCTGGTTAGTGATGTATTGTCCATATTTTTGAGCTTCTTTACCTAACATTATTATAGGCACATCCATATAATTAAATATATTTTTAAATAAATATGTAGTGAAAGGAGTCCAAATATCCATATGTGCCCCAGCTTTTCCTATTTCTGTAGTTAAAGCAGCATTTAACATTAACACTCCTTGTTTGGATAGAAAGGAAACATCGAAAGATTTAAACCCCTCTAAACACATTCCTCCATAAACATCCTTTTCAATGGCATTATAAAATTGCTCCAAAGAAGGTTGTAATTCTTTTGTATTAGAACATCCTAAAGCAAGTCCATCTGCCACTATCATATTATTTTTAGTAGTGTGGTAGGGACACATACCAAGCACTATAGCTACCACCTCATTTAAAGGTGTTAGTTGAAAAACTTTATATGTATCTGTAGAAATAGGAGCTAATTTTTTTCCTTTTTGTGACTCAGATTTTAAAAATTTATATATGTTGTTACATTCCTCACTCTCTATAAATGGTCTGATTTTATGCTCCCAAGAGGGATGAAAATGATGTGAAAATTTACTCCATTCCATATTAAAATAATTCTAATTGTTTAAATCTACTTTCCTTTTCTACAATTGTTTCTGCGTCTAAACTAATACGCACCTTTTTTCCTAAATACTTACTTAAAATACTTTCTAAATTCTCTATTCCTATACATTCTACCTCATTTCCTTCTGTTGTACTTAACCACTCAATATTTTCTTGAATTGTTTCTACTAATTGCTTCTGTGTCATATTAATTTTGTTTTATTAGTTCTTCAACATCGTTTCTAAATAACTCTAATTCGTGGGATTCAGATCCTCCTTCTTCAATCTCACTCATACATAAATTCCATAAATCTGTAATCTCTTGGTTGTATTGTGGGTGTTCTTTTATTCTATCCATTGCCCATTTTCTCATTTCATTTTTCATAATAATTGTTTTTGTTTTAAATAATTTTCAATTGTTTTTAATCCGTGTATTTTTCCAAGATCTGCGAAATCTTTAATACCTTCTTTTAAATATTCCTTAGGAACATTACAATAGTCAAAATCAAATAATTTTGTTATCTGTTGACTGTTTGTTACACCTGTAATGTCACTATCAAAAGACAAAATCTGTTTATTAGAATTATCTTTTAAAAACTGTACATTTTCCTCAGAAAAACAAGCAATTCCTTCATTTTGAACAGCGCATACGCAAGGAAACACTTTTTTTAACACCATGAGATCTTTTTTACTCTTAGAAATTAGAGCCACATCACAATCTTTGATATTATCTTTTCCTTCTAATGTATTAATAGGTACATTATTGGGCACCCATTTTTTCTTTTTATCTGCAAAAGGTGAATATATTTTCCAATTTCCGTCATAATAATAACCAAATCTTAGTTGGTTATCGTCTAAATAGAACAATTGTTTGTTTAAATACACTTTTTTAACAGAATAAATGTTATTATCTCTAAGATCTTGTATATCCTGGTGATATTGATTCCAGTATGCCAGTTCTTCTTTTGTAAACTTTCCAGTAATCACTTGTATTAAAGAATACCTTTTACCTAATTCTTCTGGTTGTTTATATTGGGAAGTTATTTTCTTATAGTCTTCTGAAAAGGTTCCTGTTGATATTCCCAAAGAAAAATCTTTATCTATCATTTTTAACACCTCATCTATAGAAAACAAATTGTACATAAGCTTCACAAATTGGAAACAATCACCTCTTTTACCTGTATCTGCAAAGTCTATAAAAGAAAGATCTCCATTCTTATTTCCTATTAAAAAAGAAGGATGATTTTCTTGTCTAAAAGGGGAATAAGTGACACTATTTAATTTCCAATTCTTACTAGGCATATAATACATAAATATATCATATGGAGTGATTTTAGATAACACTGTTTCTGGGGTTAATTTTAATTTTTTTCTTCCATGTATCATACTACAAACTTAATAAAAAAGCCCCAATATTTCTATTGGGGCTTTTATCTAAATCAAAAAACAGGGGGATTAATAGTCACTATCATCTTCAGAAATAGTATCATTTGATGCTACTAAATTTTCAGAAGCGTTGTATTCTTTTGCATCTTTAAATGTATAAAAATCTTTACAACCATATTCTCCTGTAACATTAACAACAAATCTTTCTGCAGGTTTTAATTCTTTAGAAAGCTTTGATTTTAAACTACGTTGAACATCAGAATTGTTATAGTCTATAAGTCTAAATTGCTTTAATAAATAAGCTGGAAGAAAAGCTCTGTTATATACAGATTGATATTCTTT